ACCAATTTAATTATCCCCGAGGGATTTGTGGCGATGGAACCCATCTTTACATCACAGACACCTATAATCACAGGATTGTAAAACGGCTGGCTTCTGACCTGAGCTTTGTAGCCAAGATAGGCGCTTTCGGTTCAGGCAATGATCAGTTCAGTTATCCCCAAGGGATTTACGGCGATGGAACCCATCTTTACATCACAGACACTAATAATCACAGGATTGTAAAGAGATTAGCTTCTGACCTGAGCTTTGTAGATAAAGTGAATTCTTTTGCAAGCTCACTTTATTCTTCTATTCTTAACGCAGGGTTTCATCATATTCAAGTTAATATAAAAAATTATGATATTCTTGAATTATATATTGATGGCAATTCAGATAGTTCAACGGATATTTCATACAAATACCATAATTACGTCTCTGAAGAAAGTTTTAAAATCGGGGGATATATAAATTTCTTCAACAGCCTCATCGACGAAGTCTGCATTTACAATCGGGCGTTATTACCTCAAGAAGTTCGCTCTCTCTATGAAGCTCCTTATCAATTTATTATTCCGCAGTGAAAAAGAACTATTCTTTGTTTCGTGGATTGAGGAACGTATATAATCAGATTTAATGGAGTAAAAAAGGTTATGACCGATTTATTTGAAACAGGTGGAGCAGGAGGCTTAGGGGCAATCCTCGGGGCTGTTGTTTCTTTTTTTGGGCTGAAAGGGTGAATATGAAAATAGACAGTTATTTAAAAATAGCATTATATCATTTCCTTGCAGCCTTTATACTAATAATGCTTTGGTTTCAGATGTCGGGATGCACTACTCCAAAAAACTATCCGATTGTCTGTCGCCATAATGCTGTAACTGCTGTTGTGTTATTTAAGGATTACAAGGGCGGAAAGGCTTATATCTTAGTCGGGAAAAGGGATGGCGAAGCTCATGCTCAGGGAATGGTATCTCTTTCCCTTAATACCAAACAGTTGGTTGTTGGTAGTCCTTGTGAATTAGAAAGTGTAGGTGAAATATATACTTTGGAAAGGTTTTTAACTCTAATGGAATCCAATAGCTATATGAGAAGAAGATTGGGTTTGGATTGAGATGTTAAAATGAAAATCGAGAACGAAACCATAGTCAAGGCGCTTATACGGGCGTTTGAATTTGCGGCGTCTCTTTTCAGGAAGATTTTAAAGGGAGAGCCGATTTAACTATATAACGACCTGATACCTCACCTTTCAGGTAGCGTATCAGGTTAAGCCAGCAACGCAATTTAAAGCCTCGTTGGGTAGATGATAATTTCAACTATCCATCGGGGCTTTTTTATTGGCCGCTCCGAACACTGGAGACTCCTTTGGAGACAACTCGGACGGCAAAACTTTAATATTGGAATACCGGTTTCAGGGTGAAGGCCAAATTCTGAAGCCGACTCCAACGAGAAAGGATGTAAATATTATGGGATTACCAAAACAGGTAGAGGAAGCGGGCAAATTGGCTGATGAACTTTTGAACAAACAATTAAACCCGGAGCCGACGGCAAAAGAGGCAGAACCGGAGTTAAAAGAGCCGGAACCGGAGCCAAAAGAGCCGGAGGTAAAACCAGAGTCGGAAATGGACAAGCTTCAGCAGAAGTTCAATGTCCTGCAAGGGAAATATAATGCTGAAGTCAACGACACCAGGCAAACGAATCAATATTTGGCCGATAAAGTTCGGAAGTTGGAGCTTGCCAACCAGGAACTCGAAAGCGCCAAAGTACAACCGGGTGTTGGCCCTGTATCTCAAAAGCTGGACCTTTCCAAGTTCTTGACAGAAGAACAAATGGCGAGGCTGGAAGATGAGATGGACCCAGAAGTGCAAAACGTTCTTGCTGATTTAGTTCGTAACGTATCGGCAACGACAGCGGCATACCAGGCCGAAACCATCAAGAAGGACCTGGATGTTCTGAAAGAGGGGCAAACAAAGAATTCCTGGGAATCGTTCTTAGGGCGGGTTTATAAGGCTGTGCCTGATATTGAGGCCGTAAACGTGAATCCGAAGTTTATTGAATTTATGAATTCAAAGGTTCCGGGGACTGGCGCAACCAGGCAGGCTATTATGGACAACGCTGCCAAGCGGTTGGATTTTCAGGCCGTAATTGAGATTTACCAGGACTTTATGGATTTGCAACCGGCAAGGGTTGACCCGGCCAAAAGAAAGGATTTGAGAAGCCAGGTTGACCCGGTTACTAAAGTCGTTTCTCAGGACAGGCAGCAATTAATGCCGGCATCCGACAAGATTTTTACCATAGCTCAGGTAAATGACCATTACAAGCAAATGGCATTGGCCGAAGCTTCCAACTACACGCGGGGAAAGTACGCAAACAAACCAGAACTTGCCAAACAGGTTGATGCCGAACTTCTACAGGCAAACCTTGAAGGCAGAATAACAAGATAATATAGGAGGATAAAAACATGACAGCAGTTTACCCAGTGACCCAGGGGATTACATCATTTTCGGGCACATATATCCCTGACCTATAATTTTGGGGATGTAAAACCGTTTCTAAATAACTGGAACCAGACTTTGGGTGCTGGAACCAGAGGGAACAGCCAATAAATAAATCCAAGAGCGTTCAGGAGTTAATCTTCAATGAAGCGATTAAGTTGGAAATATGTAGCAGGACTGGTCGATGGTGAAGGATGTGTGAGGGTTGGCTTCCGAATTAGAGAAGTCTTTGGCTCTCAAGGAAAACATGGTGGAGAAAAGAAAAAATCCATCTATCCACAGATCGGTCTTGAAGTCACACTTACGGAAAGCTGTAAATATCTTCTGGATATGCTCCAAAATAATTATGGGGGCAGACTCTATTATGAATGTCGTGAAAATCCAAATTGGAAACCAACGTGGAGGTGGAGATTGAACGACAGAACTCAATGTAGATCTCTTTTTCAGAACATAAAAAAGCATTGCTTTATCAAAAACGAACAGATGAAACTTGCTATCTGGTGTTTTGATAATATCCGTGGGCAGATCACTATGGAATTAGCAGATGCCATGAAGTGTGAATTCAGGCTACTAAAAGCTGACCCACAACGACTAAGCGAAACGGCGATTCAGGAAATAACGGCTTGTGAGGGTTATAGTTATTGATCATTTAAAGCAAAATCCTGTATTGAATGTGGAACAACGGACAAACCACATGAAGCTAATGGATTATGCGAAAGGTGCTATAAGCGAAAACAGTACAAGCCAAAGCAAATACTGAATTGATGCGATAGTCTGGCCGCTAAAATAGCGGTGGGAAATTTGGTCCGGAAAAGTATTAGTAAAATTCTACAAATCGACAGTTTTTGGGACGATATGCAATACCGATTACCAGGGGGAGATCAAGAGTCATGGCGATACGGTTCACATCCGTACCGTACCGGACATCACGATTTCCGCCTACACCATCGGGATGAAGCTGAACTATGAGCGGCCCGCGGCGACCGTAGTCGATCTTCTGATCGACAAAGGTTATTACTACGCAATGGCTATCAACGATGTTGAGAAGCTTCAGGCTGACCTTCCGTACGTTGAGAGATGGACGGATGATGCCGGAGAGCAGCTTGCCATTACGACTGACACAAACATTCTGGCAAACGTATATGCCAGCGCCCATGCCTCAAATAAAGGCTTAACTGCCGGGCTGGTTTCTTCGGCCTACAATATGGGCGTAACCGGAACTCCGTATCTTGCGGATTCCACAAACATCCTTGATTTGCTGGTGGATATGAACTCCGTGCTTCAGGAGCAGAATGTTCCGCAAACTCAACGATGGGTAGTCCTGCCGCCTTTGTTCTGCGGCATGATTATGAAGTCGGATCTCAAGGATGCTTCGTTAGCCGGCGATGGTACGTCCATTTTGAGAAATGGGCGGCTTGGCATGATCGGCAGGTTTACGATCTATGACAGCAACAGCATTGCCACAACCGTAAGCGGAACCGAGCATAACATCATTGCCGGGCATCCGTCGGCTATTACTTTTGCATCGCAGTTGACCAAAAACGAGACGCTGAAAAACCCGGACGATTTTGGGGATCTTATGAGAGGTCTTCAGGTTTACGGGTATAAAGTGATCAAACCGGAGGCTTTGGTTCATGCGTGCGTAAAAAAGGCCAGTTAATAAAATAAATTGAAAGGAGGATTAAACCAATGGCGACTTTAAATTATACGGGTGACGGAAGCGGTACGGGCGGACCAGATCCGCATTGGATGAAGGCCCAGCCGGTTTGCTTTTACAGACGGCTTACGGTAGCTGACATTATTGCTGCGGACGCCACGATGACGACAAATGGGTACATTACCATTGCCGATGTTATCCAGGCAATTGATATTCCGATTGGCTTTGTGTTTGATAAGGCCATGATACGGATTATCACGGCGACTACCAATGCCTGTAACTGCGAGGTAGGCCTTGCGGGTGGAGCGGAAGCAATTGCCAGCTTCGATCTTGACGGCACGGCAGGAACTTGCGCCACAACCATTGAGACAGATTCGTGGTCAAACGGCAAAGTTTTTTATGCTGCCGATACTATCGACGTTGAGATCATCACGGCAAACGCCACGGACGGTGATTTTGAGCTGTTCGTTTTCGGCTGGTTGTGCCAACTCGGCATTTAACAATTAATCTGGGGGAGGGGGCCTTAAAAAGCTTCCTTCCCCTTTAACTTGGAAGATGTAAGTTATGGCTATTGAATATTTAAGACGAAAAACAGAATCCTATATTTACGCCGCAACACCGGAACTCACGAAGCATGAAGACCTTCATCCATGCGATAAGGACGGCAACCTTTTAGATATGGTGTCAGCGCCGGAAGCAGCGGGGTTTATTGCCCGGCGATCGGAGCCGCAGGGGGTTTCGGAAGGGGTTATAAAAAACATTATGAAAGCCCTTGACGTGCCTGAAGATGTTGCCCGAAACATTACAATGGGCAATATAAACGAGATAAAAAAAGAAGTGGAACCGGAACCGGCGGCAGGGGAAGAAGGGGCGGAAAAGACGCTTGACGAAATGAAGGCTACCGAAATGCTGGCCTATGCCAGGGAAAAGTTCGGCGAGAAAGCGGATCATCTTTACCTTTCTATGGGAGCCGTAAAGCTCAAGGCGGAAATCAAACTACTTGAAGGTGAATAATGTCAACCTTGACCGTGGGCTACATGGTGAATATTGTCGAAAAGAAGCTGCTCGATGAGTCCAACGCCGATTATACCAAGGCCGACCTGATCGGCTTTTACAACCTTTCGTTAAGGCTTATTGTAAGTTTCATTCCAAGAGCATACACGATAACATCCTCAATAAAATTAGCATCCGGCACACAGCAGTCAATCCCTTCGGATGGCCTTGCTTTAGTAGGCGTTCCTCGAAACATGGGGACTAACGGCACAACTGCGGGTGCGGCTATCCGGGAAGCGTCTCTTGATGCGTTCAATAAGATGTTCCCGAATTGGAGTACTACAACCGCTGCGGCTGTTATCAAGAATTTCATGCGGATACCCGGCATGGACGCATCTTTCTTTGTTTATCCGCCTTCGGACGGCACTCCATACGTTCAGTGCGTAAATTCTGCGACCCCGCCTACAACTACTTATGATGTTGGGGGGCTTTGGGAAGGCGATAAGATTCCCTTGAGCGATGAGTTTGTGGGCGCAATACCCGACGCAATGCTGTTTCATGCCTATGACGATGATTCTGACATGCCGGGTAATACCACAAGATCGCAGATATATTACAACCGGTTGCTTCAGAATCTTGGCCTGAAGGATGCTCAAACCGGCAGGAGGAAGTGATGGCTACCAACGTAACCGAATGGATACCATATATTGCCGGGGCCATGCCGATGTGCCCTGATCCCGTGATTGAGCGGGCCGTTGTGGATGCCTGCCGTGACTTTTGCCAGCATACCCTATTATGGGATGAGAATATGTTGACGGCCATTAATATTGTTGACGGCACCCACACCTATACTTTGGCTTCGACATCCGGCGATATTGCCGGGGTGGATTATGTTGAGGTTGACAGCGTTCCGATATTCCCTACATCCATAAACGAAATGAACAAAACCTGCGTTGAATGGCGGGACGTGGTGGCAACAAGATCCACAAGGTATGTTGTCGGCATGGCCGATTCCATTCGCCTTATTTACGAACCGGACGAGAATGTTACCGGGGGCCTGAAAGTTTGGGTGTGCCTGAAACCGCTTACAACGGCAACATCGGTGCAGGACTTTCTATGGCGGGATTATCAGAAGGCGATTGCTGATGGGGCAAAAGCGGCCTTGCTGGAAATGCCGGGCATGGAATGGACGAATCCACAGTTGGGGGCGTTCTTTCAGGAAAAGTACGAAGCGGCCAGGGCTACGGCTATGATGAAGAAATTTACCGGACGGACACGGCACGAATTGATGGCAACCCCTGTTTTCTTTGCGTGATTTATGACCATAGGGTTTAAAAACGAAACAGCATCAATGATTGAAGCCATAGATTCT